CGGCTGGTTCTTCTGGGAGGTAGCCTTTCGGGGTTAACCCTACTTTGTGGCCACAGTGGAAGTCCGAGAGGACTGCTATTTTTTTGCTCATAGAGAGGTTGCTTGGTTGCAAAGATCTAAACACCGCGCATAGCCACAGATATCAGCCACGCTATCCCTATGACGGGGCGAGTTGGTAAGTCTTGAAAGCTTAACCGCAATCATGCACATGGCGATTTGTTGCGGGGTCACATTGACTCCAAGGATGGCCCCCCACATTTTGGATTGTTTGGTAAAGTCTTCAATCGGGCTTCCGTAATCGGTTTGGCGATCATAGGAAGTAAGACGCTTGGCAATATCGCACACATCTTCTTTGTCCAATCTAACCATAGATGGGTAGAGACGCAAGGGTTTTTCTAGCCATTGGGCTACGGCAACCTCCGCTCTGGCTCCTTTGGACTTCTCCCATTTCGGAAGAAGAACCAACTCGTCGCATTCAAAGACCGCATCAATATCCCTTCGGGCACAGTCCTCAATAAACTTGCTGTCCATTTGGGAGTTGTGGGGATTTAACCCTAACTCCTGATCCATCCTTGCAGGGTTGATAACCTTGTGCCCCGCTTTTAGCAGAGTCTCTTCGGCCTCAAAGAAGGCAGGATGATTAAGGTTTGGATGTGACCTCATAGGGCCACAGATGTATACTGTAGTCATGTATTGTGTTGGTGTGGTTGTTAAGAGTCTTTGATGATCTTCTTCAGATCCCCGTCATCTAGATCGTCATCCCCGTCCTCGTCCTCTTCTTGCCCGTAGAGGATGTCATGGATATTGGATACAATGCCTTCGATGGCGTAATCATTGCCGAATTTAAGGAAAGCGTTTTTGGTTTCGGCCCCGTCCTGAAAAGTGGCAACGACAAAGCCCGAATCAAAGTATTCAACCAGATCCCGACATAGTTTGTCCAATACCTTCTGGAGTCTCTGATCGTGAGAGGCCATAGACTTAGTCTAGCTGTTCTTTGCAATCTTTGCATGTCCGAATAACTCCGACATGCGCCACTCTGATTTGTTCAATGTTATTTGACCCGCAATAGTAGCAGGATTTGACTTCGGGCTTTTTCGGGTAGCTTTTCTTCTTGGGCTTCAACGGCTTGCTCATTTTACTGCTTTTTTAAGACGGGTGATAAATTTGCGGTATTCTTCGGGATTGAGGTCGCTTTTTCTTGGTGAGGAAATAATACGATGATCCAACACCATGTCTAGTCCTATTCCCCACTTTTCTAGTCTGGGCTTGATGTACTCAATGGCGCTCTCAATCATGTCATCACTTAGAGGCTCCTTGTAGCTATCCCCTTCAAAACTCACCCCGATTGACCAGCTATTGGCGTCCTTCTTTCCCTTGTAGCTACTGACCCCTGCATGCCACATCCGATCTGTATCATTACCAAAGACTGTCCTGCGCCCATCTCGCGCAATTAAACAATGGTAGGAGACCTTACTTGCGGGGTTTTTGATCCAGCTTACTCCTCCGTTGTAGGTTCCCCCGCTGTGGTGGAGAACGATGGCCAGAGGCTTTATGGGCTTTCGGCTTTTGTTCGGGGTTGTTACCTTGGTCTCCCGATAGGTTTTCTTTTCGGGCTTCGGCTCTGTCATGGAGTTCGGCTTGGATACGGATGGCGAATTCGGCAAGGACGGCACTTGGCCACTTTTTGACTCTAGCCCAAGTAGTTTCAGGATTGATTTCCACATGGGTAGACCCCATCAGGTTACCAGCAACACTTACGCCGCCCAATATCCCAATTCCTAGAAATCCGCTCTACCTCCGATTCGGTAGGACTTGGCAACTTTTCCATCATGGCCCCGCTTGATTTGGATTCCAACTTTGAGGGAACTGAATAAACGGATAAAGAAATTTCTGCGATCTTCTTTGGGCGGGATTGGGACGAGTATTGCTTTGAGGGTTTCATGGGATAATCTCATTTCTTCTTACGGCGAACGGGCTTTTTGATGGCGATGGCCCGACGAACTTCGGTGTAGGTAATCGGCCCAGCCACTCCATCCTCATCAGTGTGAACCAAAGCTTGGATCTTCTTGATACCTTTGACGTTCACTTCGTTTGTAACGTAGTTAACGATAGAAATAAGCAGAGCCACAATGAAGCCAGTAAGGCTGACTTGATCGACGGACTCTGCCAACTTGGGATCAACCATGGCAAGACGGGATACAATGGCGGCGACCACCATGGCAATGAGGGGGGTAATAACTCCACCCAGCTTGCTAACTAGAAATGCGAGGATTTTATCTTTCATTTGGTTATTGCTCCAGCTTGTAGCGTTGAACCGCCGACTCAACCGTGAAACGAATCAGGGATTCAGAGGCACTGACGCCCTGCTTTTTAGCAGCAGTGGTAAGTTTTTTGACTGCGGCTTCGCGCTTTTCGGCTCCCGTTTTATCGGTAGAGGCCAGCGATTGGACGATCTCCAAGGCAATCGGGAGAAGAACTGCTACCGAAGAGGAGGCAATTTCCCGAAGGACAGGAAGGAAGAAGTTAAAGACATTTGAGGTAATCCCCCAGATTTTGGCAAAGAATGATTTCATAGGTCTAAAGCTAGACTAGAATCCCTTGGATTTCAAGTAATCTTCGATTCTTTTTGTACGCTCGTCAATGCGGGCCAAGGTCTCAGATCTCTCTTGGTTTTCTTTATTAATCATTTCAATCCGCGCATCCTGTTTAGCATCATTGGCTTGGATAGACCGCATTTGTTCGGGCAAGACAACCCAACCATTAAGCGCCGAAAACAAGGTGACCATCAGGGCAATCCCAGCAATCAACTCACTCATCGTAAGCTTAACTCCCCGCTCCATTCCTCTGCGTCTTGGTATATCTTCTACGCTCATAGTGCTGTAATGATTGAAGCCACTTGATAGCGCCAAGGCCAATCGATATATGTAGCTAGGTTTGCGGGGTTGGCGGTGTCTCCGCGATAGGCGGCTGCAATATGCCCCAAAGCTTGTTTCTCGCTCCAGTCGATAGTGCCAAGGCTCGACCCCGAAACAGCATCATAAATATCCTTCCATACATATTGTTTAGGAAGGGAGATGTAGTCTGCTTCGGTTTTGGGTGCGCCAGCAGCTACGGCAATTTTGGCCCAGAGATAGCGTTCTGGGAGGGAGATGTAATTGGCTATGGGGTTGACTGTGGGTATTTCGGTTGCGGTGGGAGGCGGCTCATCCGCATCATCCACAATCCAAGTTCCAAGCCAAGGAAATTGAACATCTTCTTGAATAACATATGTTATTCGATCTTCAAAAGAATCAAATAAAGTCCAAATACTTGCTCCATCCCAAGTAATGGTATTTGATCCAGAAACATATTTGTTTCTTCCGTTTTCTTGGCCATCCAAGGTGTAGGTACCATTAGAGGTATCAGTGCCAGCGCCCGAAACCAAAACACTAGAAGCTCCTTGTGTTTCTTCTTTCTCTCCCACCAGCCACTGGGAAAGCATGTACCTTCGGGGCTGATCCGCCGCCGAAGCAAACACCGCATCTAAAGTAGGGAGAGCCATAGCCTATGGTCTCCGTCCTTTAAGCCATGCCCATGATACGCTCACCCATGCCAGCCATAGGGGACACGCCCGCTTCCATTTCGTCAGCGGCCTCGTCCTCCATCTCCATGTCCTCCCCCTCGTCTGCGGCGATTTCAACGCCAGCAATCATGGTGGGGACAAGGGAGTCGCCTTCAACACGGAAGGTGACCAATTCTTCAAAGGATTGCCCATCCTCTGTTTCGGCGGGGAGCGTGTAATTTTCTGGGATCGGAATCTTCATAATATTAGGTTTGTTTAAAGTATTGCGGGAAGTATTGGCGTTCTGCTTTTTCGCGGGCCGCGCATGCTTCCTCAAATGTCTTGAAGTATCCTAGATGAATTGACTTACGATTGCAAGTAATACTTACAGAATAAGGATTAGTTTTATTTCGGTGGGTTGCATACTTAACTCCTTTTTTGCCAGTCTTATTTCTCTTTCCAATCCTATTTTGAATTGGATGATCCACTCCGCTATGCGGGATGTATGGCCTTTCTTTGTGTTCATCTGGTCGGGCAAATTCCCCAAAGACAATCTTTTCGGCGTTTTTACGGGCGGAAATGGCGTCCTCTTTTTCTTGAAACTGTCCAAGAATCTTCTTTTTGCCATCAACCGTAATGTAGGCAAACCAACGCTGTTTGGTTGAAATATAGCTAACACCAACGCATCCAGAAGCATTGTCTGATCGTCTACGGCGATTCATGGCGTTCTGACTTGGCGTAACAACACGAAGATTTGATCTTCGGTTGTCAAGTGTGTCCCCGTTGATATGATCTACAATTTGCCCTTCCGTGGCGTTCATTATGAGACGGTGCATACGCAAATGTCGCCCGCTTTCACTGGCGCAAGCATAAGGATTGCATCCATCTGGAGTTATAAACCAGTGATATTGAGTTAATGTTTCGTAGTCGCAATCATCTACGATTGTGAATTTATTGTCGTTTAGTTGTATTTGTTTAGACATAAGTAAGGGTGGCAGCTTACGCCACCACCCCTACTTTGTCAATACTGATTTCTTTTGCTCTTACGCAAGGTAACCATACCCGCTCGATGCAGGACATGCCACCAAGTCAGCCGCAAGGTTGCAGCGCAAGTGGAGGATGTAATAGCCGAACTCAG